TTTTTTTTTTTTTTTTTTAATAATGAGTAACCCCCTGTGGCTCCACCACACACTTTTCCTGCCATGTTGCTGTTCTAAAAGGGCGAGTATGTTCCTTAATTGAAATACTATGCAACTTAAGCAGATCCATACGATCTGGTCTATCAACTGAAAATAAGCTCGTGATATTCATACGCTCGCAATACTTTGACACTTCATCAACTAATACTTTCAAAATTGCTCGCCTAGACGTTCGATCAGTATAGTTCACCCTAAACCAATTCCATGAATACTCATACTGAAAAGACAGGAACCTATGTGCAAGTGGGTCCACTCCTATATTGTCGTACATTAAACCTACAATCCTCGCCAAGTTTTGCACAGGAGTGCATTTTGACCTATCCATATTTTCCCCATTGGGCACCGCCACCTTCTGGACATATTGTATAAAAGGGCGCCAAACCGTGTACCTAGGCGCAGAAGGTACAGCATATTGCTCCAAATAGAAATTGTTCCACGGAATAATATACTTTTTAAGAAAAGTAGGCCCCATATGACAATTTACTTCATGGCCATAAATTTGTTTGACTCCGGAAACCTTACCATCCTGAATGGGCAAATACGTTATTAATGTGCCGTACTCTTTACACTTTTTCAGGATTGTATGAAAATATTCTTTCAAAAATTTTTCAAATTCATAAATTCCGAATTTACCCCTCAAGCACTTTGGATAAGAATACAAGAAATCATCTCCAAAGAGGACTATAATTATACGACGCAGCAAGTTGTAATGAAAAAATAAAGCTCTTTCCTCTGGCGTGCACTCCGACAACGTTTTGAAAATGAAAGTTAAGAAGAAGAATACTTGCATTATCCATGTATTCCCATGAGAAGTTTCGAAGCTGCCGCTAGGCATCACTCCAATTATCAAGGCGAAATCTGTGAACCAACTGCAATGCTTACCTGCCAAGGCCTCAGCTGCGCTTTCCAGTAAGTATCTATACATTCTATACATGTGCGTCTCCTCCTTCGCCACCCACATGGACCCCATCATCATGTAACACAACAACATCAGGGCTTTGATTGACATATCAAGTTTAGACACATCCCCGTCCGCAATTAATTGATCTCCATCTACCACCTTTTTCCATTCACAAGACGGCAAATCTCCACCCACTGTGCCGTCATCATTGGGCAAAACTATTCTAGCATACTGATCCATATAGTCTACACAGAGTAACTTCGCTAATAAATGTG